GGGCCGAGTGAGTATTGGGCAAATACTATTTCCAAGGCAACTGACACTGGAAATTTCTTAAACTTTGGTGGCCCAATTACTGCATCATCTACCACCGGAGTAGCCGGATTTGTGATCGCAACAGGTACGCCTGATAACAATCAATTGGGATATTTTATGCGATCGGGGTCAAATGCGGTAGAACTCTCAACTACATACAATGACGTTTCTCTTATAAGACTGCAAGTTACCCCAGACGGATCAGGCGGGACTGTTGCTTTAGACGTTGATAACTATGATCCTAACAACTGGAATATTATCTTTTTTAGCTGTGATACGTCTGGAGATATATTTTTGTATGTTAATGGGCAAACATCTTCTGCTACTTCACGGTCAGGTAACATTAACCTTCAGTCGGGAACTGATTTTCATATTTTGGCATATGACAGTAGTAGCAACCCAAGTTATGGAGCAAAACATATCGGTTCAGTAGTCTTTTATGACGAACACATAGATTTTTCACAGGAAGCTAATAGAAATTTGTTTGTGGATCAGCTTGGGTTCCCCAAAGACATAAAAGCACAAGTTGATAACGGAAACATCAATGAGCCATTAATACTGTTAGAGTTTAAAGACAGTTCTAACTTCGGCATAAATTCAGGAAGTGCTGGAAACTTTACGGTAAATGGAACAATAGCTGACGGCGGTTACGTCAAAGGTTAATTAGGAGCAAACCATGTATTTAAAAACAAACAACGGACAAGTTGAGAAATACCCATACTCAATCGGCTTGTTGCGGAGAGATAACCCAAACATTTCATTCCCGAAGAAGCCTAGTGATTCAACCTTGGCTGACTACGGTGTGTATCCAGTACGGGAAACAAACCCGACTGTTGGTGCAGACCAAAAGCTAGTCAAGTCATGGACACCTGAACTGGTAAACGGCGAGTGGATTCTAAATCATCAAGCAGTGGACATGACTGCTGAAGAGATTGCAGAGCGTGATGGTGTTGTTGCATCTAATGTGCGGGAGAAGCGTGACAGACTCCTTGCTGAGACTGACTGGACAGGCTTGTCTGATGTGACCATGAGCGCAGAGATGACAACTTATCGTCAGGCACTGCGTGACATTACCACACATGCAAACTTCCCATATTTGGAAGACGCTGACTGGCCTGTAAAGCCTTAAGGATAGGATGTGACACAGATGGCAACAGAAGGCACTAAGCAAGTCGTTGATGCAGTTAGTGTACTCACCGTAGTTGGAACCATAGGCGAGTTGTTGCCTCCTTTGGCGGCCCTATTCACCCTTGTGTGGACAGCAATCCGCATTTATGAAACAAAGACAGTACAGAGGCTTCTAGGAAGGAAACCTCCAAATGATAGCTGAGCTTGCCGCCGCTAATGCCGCCTTTGGTGTTATTAAGGAAGCCATAGCAAACGGTAAAGAAATCTATGAAGCGGGTGATGCACTCGCAGACTACTTTGGCCTCAAGGCTGAAATACAGAAGAAGGCACATGAGCATGGATACAAGTCCGATATGCAAGCCTTCCAAGCAACAGAGCAACTTAGAGAATATGAAAATTCTCTGAAGCAAATGATGATATGGCAGGGCAGAGCAAATCTTTGGACAGACTGGCTTGCATTCCAGAAACAGATGAAGGAAAGCCGTGAAGCGGCAGAAAATGAAGAACGAAAAAAGAAAGCCCGTAGACGTAAACTCATTAAAGACTGGTGTATTGGTATCGCTGTTACCGTGGCCACCCTTTCTGCTGTTGGCATATGTGCTTACTTCCTATATTGGCTCGTAACAACTAAAGGCACTTAGTATGTGGATTGTAATAGGTATTTTTACAATTGTATTGCAACCCGGAATATTGCAAATAGTAGAGAAACAGGAGTTCTCAAACCCACAAGACTGTTTTGATAAGGCTATGGAAATCATGGCAGACACAACTGATCCTCGTGGTATGGCTTGTGTACCTATCAAAAAGGATAGTATGTAATGTGGACAGCACTCATTGGCCCTGTCGTTGATCTTGCCAAAGGATTTATCAAAGGTAGGATAGATGAAGCCAAGATTAAACAAGAGGTCAAGTTAGAACGCCTCAAGAATGATGCAGACTGGGAAGCTCGTATGGCTGACGCATCTGCACATAGTTGGAAGGACGAATGGTTTACGATCTTGTTGTCATTGCCAATTGTCTTTGTAGGATACGGTGTAGCGGTAGATGATATGGATGTAATTGAACGTGTGCATCGTGCATTTGAAGTGTTAGCAGGACTACCAGAATGGTTTCAGTTCTTGTTATACACAGCAGTACTAGCGTCCTTTGGAATCAAAGGTGTTGATAAAGTAATGGGAAAGAAGTAATTATGATGTACGGTAAGAAGAAGACAGGAACAAAGAAAGCATTTAAAACCTGTGCAGGTTGCCCAACACCATCAAAGTGTAAAGCCGCAGGTAAATGCTTAGGTAAGGCTAAGAAGTAATGCCGTTTCCTAAAGGCAAACAAGGCTACTCTGAAAAACAAAAGAAACTAGCTAGAGTAGCTCCTCCAAGAAACAAGATTACAGCGGCTGATCTTAAGAAGGTAAAACGTGGCAAAAAGTCCAGAACCAAAAAATAAAGCATTGTACAATAGAGTCAAGGCTGAAGCTAAAAAGAAATACAAGGTGTGGCCTAGTGCTTATGCAAGCGGGTGGCTAACCAAGGAGTACAAGAAGCGTGGCGGAACGTACAAGTAAACCTAAAGGTGGATTGACTAAATGGTTCAAGGAAGAATGGGTGGATTTAAAGACTGGGAAAGAGTGTGGCCGAAAGAGCGCATCAAAGTCCAAAAGACCCTACCCATCATGCAGACCAAAGGCAGTGGCAAAGAAGATGACAGCCGCAGAAAAGAAAAGCAGTGTCAAACGCAAAACGTCATCAAAGCCTATCAAACACAAAGTCACGGCTTCTGGGAAGCGTAGAAAATGAGCATCAAGAAAACCTTTGGTAAAGCCTTAACAACATCGTACCAAGACATCTACACTGTTCCTACAGGTAAACGTGCTGAGTGGCGTGTGTTGTTTATTACAGACACTGCGGGTTCTACGATTAACGTAGATGTACAATTTTATGATTCTTCAGAGTCTGCAGCACTTCAGGTACTCAGTAGTTATTCATTAGGCTCTAATGAGTTTTTACAGATTGGTGGCGACTACTACGAGTTTATTAACATGAAGGAAGGCGACATTATCAAAGCAAAAGCCTCATCAAGTGCTACTTGTTTAGTGTCTATCATTGAAGAAAACGATGTGATTCAAGGGGGCTAAATGCCAAAGTCTAAAGACCCAAAGTTAGCCAGAGCAGGTGTTAGTGCTTACAACAAACCTAAGCGTACTCCGGGCGGCTCTAAGAAGTTTGTTGTTGTTGCTAAAGAAGGTGACAAGACTAAAACAATACGCTTTGGTGACCCCAACATGACAATCAAAAAAGACCAACCTGCACGGCGTAAGAGCTTTCGTGCTAGACACAAATGTGACACAAGTCCTCCTAGTAAACTAACAGCCCGTTATTGGTCTTGCAAGAAGTGGTGAAGTAATGGCAATATCTCAAGAAGACATCTTAGCACGTATACAGCAGATTTATACTGCACAAGGGAATACACCTGAAGCAAACGCTCAGATTGCTAAAGAAGCACAGCAGTTTGGTGTAACACCTGAGCAAATTGGGCGAGCTACAGGCTTGTTAGGAAGTCAAGTGCGTACTTTGGCTGAGGAGGCAGGACAAGCATTTGCACCAATGCAGATGACAGACGGTATGTTAGGTGTTAACACTATTGACTTAACCACTCCAGTAACACCTATGACAACACAAACTGGTATGTTAGAAGGTGTGACAGTAGATACAACTCCTAAAGCATATACACCACAAGCAATAAGCCAAAGTATTTCTAAAGCCTATGAAGGCGATCAAAGTTCAATGGCTGACTTATTACTGAGCACATACACTCAAGGTAGGGATACAAAAGCCTTACGTCCGTTGTTAGAAGACATTACAACAAAAGCAACAGGTACTAAAGGAACTGATCCTGCTTATAACTTCTTAGTCCGTTCTACTGCTGAAGCCGCTTTAAGAAACGAATACAACTCTGCTATTGCAAGTAGAGATTTTGTAAAAGCTCAAAAAATTGACCGTGCTATCAAACAAGGTGGAGAAGCTCCACTTAGGTATTACGAGAGTCAGTATGGTGAAGGAAAAGCACACACACTGACACAAGACCTGTTTAATGATCCTTTCAACATTGGTGCTCCGGGTAAATACCAAACAAGTTTCTTTGAGAAGATTGGTGATATTGTTAGTGATACAATTCAAAACCCATTTGTACAAGCGGCGGCGGCATTTATTCCGGGTGTTGGCCCCGCAGTTAGTTCTGTAATGCAAGCATGGGGAACATTAGACTCTGGTGACAAGTTGTCTCCAACACAAATTGCTGCCGCTTTAGTAGGTGCTTCTGAATTATCTGGTCTTGAAGGTGGTAACTTAATTAAAATGTTACCTAAAGAACTCCAAGAGACAGCTACAGCATTCCAAAAAGCTCTTGAAGGTGGGTGGGATGAAGTCGCCTCAGCATTCAAAAATGCAGGTCTTGATACTACGTCTGAGCAGTTTGCCGCATTTGAAGATGGGTTTAAGGCAGTGTTGGGTGAAGAAAACGTACAAGCAATCTCTAAAGGACTAGCAGGTATTGAAGATTTCGGACGAGACTTGTTTGAAGGAGACTTTGCAGAACTTGGAGGTCGTTTAGGAGGTCTTGAAGAAACGCTTGCAAAACTTGAACAAGAATCTTTAAACAGAGGCGGTGGATTTACACCTCAACGTGGCTATCAACCCGGCCTTCCTGTAGATACACAGTTTAATATTGACAATGGTTCTATGGTTGCAGAAATACTTAATCAGCCTTCTGTAGTAAGAACTGCTTGACATTTAACAAAAAATGTGATATACTGAGATAGATATGACCTACTTAGACCTTGTAAACAAAACACTACTACGGCTCCGTGAGGAAGAAGT